GAACAGAGCCGCGCTAGCGCCCTACTCGGCAAAGGGCTCCTTACGCAGGGCGAGTATGCCAGTGTCGTCGAGGGCATCGGGCGGAAATTCAGCGCCGCTGGCTCACAGGCACGCAGTTTTGGACAAACTGTAGAGAAGCAAGGCCAGCGCACGCGCGTCACAGCCCAGCAGATGGCGCAGCTGCAGCCCCAGCTCAACGACATTTTTACGACGCTGACCACGGGCATGAGCCCGCTCACGATTGCGCTTCAGCAAGGCCCCCAAATCACTCAGATTTTTGGTGGCATTGGTGCGACCTTCCGCGCCATTCCACCTGTGGCGCTCGGTGTTGCTGCAGCATTTGCAGCAATAGGCATTCCTCTCGCCATTATCCTGTCGCGAGCGACCGATCTTGCAGCTGAAAGTCGTATATTCAATGTGGCGCTTGCCGCCATGGGTCGTCAGGGGCAGACAACAGCCTTACAACTTGGCGAACTCGTTGAAAAACTCCGCGATGTTGGCGTAGCGCGAGACGAAGCGCGCTCAGCGATATCGACACTTGTCAGAACGCCAAACCTACCGACGGCGGAAATTCCGCGTCTCGCCGCCATGGCGCCTGATCTTGCGGCCGCAACCGGAACGACGGCGAGTGATGCAGCGCGACAGCTCGCAGAAATAGCGACTGGTGGCTATGACGCTATCATCAAACTAGACCGCGCTCTCAATGGGTTTCTCAATCCATCCCAGCGGGAAAATATCCGCTTACTGAGCCAACAAGGAGAGCAAACCGCTGCTTATCGTATTGCTATTGATGCTTTGGAAGGCCGGATCAAGGGTCTGAATGATCAGGCGCTCTCGCCAACACAAAAATCGATCAATGACATCTCACGTGCCTGGGATCGTCTCGTCGATAATTTGGCAAAAGGCGCAATTGGCCGGATAAGCCTCCAGATAGTAGAGGGAACGATCAGTGGGGCAGCCAATCTTTTTGCGCCTACAACGCCCAAGGTTCGGGATCCGGTTGCCGATGCTGAAAGCGCTTTGGAACGGGCAATCGACCGACTTGAGCGTCTGAATAACGAGACGAGACGCTATCGTGATCCGGCGGCAGAAGTTTTCATTCCAGGTTTTTGGTATGGCTCTCCGAACGCTGTGCGGGCGCAACTGGAACGTGAAGTCGAAGCGGCACGCCAAGAATTCGAGCGCTTGAATGAGACTGCTGCCAAAGCGCAGGAGCAGGGACGCCTTCTCGCGCAGCAATCCTCGCCAGAAGCAAAGCTCTCTAAACCCCAAGTCCTGCCCATTCGAGAGGAAACAGCGCGGCAAATTGCTGATCTCGAAATGCGGCGTCGTCTCGATAGCATCACTCCGGGAGCTCGGCCCCAAGCAGAGGCAGAAATCCAGGCTGAGCTCGCCGCTCGTGAGAGAAATCTCAATGCCATGGAGGCCGAAGCTCTCAAGCGTGCGATGGTAGGCAATGTAATTGCCGACCAAAAACGTCAATACTCCGACCTGACGCGCGAAATTGAGCTTCAAAGCAGAACTGCTTTAGAGGTCGCAGCTTCCTACGGCCAGGGGCTTTCTGCTGTCATGCGAGCGGAAGCGCAGAGATCCGCGCAGCTTGAAAATCTCAGAAATGGTATTGATGCGACTGCACGATCGGAAGAACTCCTCAAAGCCAAGGTCGCTGAGACAGCCGAAGCGCAAGCCCGCGCTGCTTTGCAAGCCCAGGAATCTGCCGATGCAGCAAGAAGGATAGCGGGTGCAGAGGCGGGGGGATCGGCAGCGGTTGCTCGCGCGCAAGCTTCAGAACGGGCTCTTGCCGCCACCCGTGAAGCCCGTGCAGCGCTTGCTAATGCAACAGGAGATTCCGAAGCCTCTTTACGTCGCAGTATTGAAGCGACAACAAAAGCAATCGAAGCACAATCTTCTGCGGAACGGGCTGGTCAGCTCATTCGTGAAAAGCGATTGGCTACCAATGACCTTGTGATTGCCAATTTGGAACGAGAAGCCGCCGCCACTTCGAATGCTGCAGAGCGGCGTGCAAAAGAACTGGCCATTGAACGCGAGCGCAGACTGCTCGCTCAAAAAGATAAATTCGGGGGCGTCGATCCAGCCCTTACCGAAGCGCAGGATGCAGCCGCATCGCTTCGTGAGCAGGCTCGTTACTTCAATGAGGTCCGAGATCAAGCAAAGAGCATATCAAGCGACATCGCCAATTTTTTGGTTGACGGTTTCGTCAATGCTGGGAAGGCTGGAAAGAGCGTCTTTGCAAATCTCGCTGATGGTGCGGTAGGCCTCTTTCGCCGGATGGCTGCAAAGATTGCAGCGACCCTTATCGAGCAGAAATTCATTCTCCCAATCACCACACAAATCGTTGGTGCATTTCCAAGCCTCTTTGGAGTTGTGGGACCTCAAGCTGTTGGTCAAGCGGCTGGCGGCGCAACCGCTGCTGCAAGTGCGGGCGGGGGCATTTTCGAGAGCATTGGAAAATGGTTTTCAGGCCTCTTTGGCGCTGGGCATGATGGTGCGCTCATTGGTATTGCGCCGTCGCATTCACGCATGGTGGCGATTAGTTCGTTCACGGGAGCTGAAAGGTTTCACGCTGGCGGCATGCTTGGATTGAGGCCGGACGAGGTTCCATTCGTTGGCTTGCGCGGTGAAGAAGTCTTGACACGCAATGACCCGCGCCATCGCTGGAATATGGATCGCCTGAGCCAGATGCGCCCGCCAAATCCGGCAAACGACGTTCAAGTCAGTATCTATGACATGAGGATTGGACGAGATCAGCCTCCTGCGAGAACAGAGCAGCGAAGGGGCTCGGACGGGAAGAAAGAAATCGCTGTCTTCATTGAAGACAAGATCGACGAGGCCATCCGGAGTGGCCGTTTGGATCGCGCTCAAGCAGAAACCTATGGTTCTCGGCGCATGACGAAAAGAGTCTGACTGAGTGACAAATCTCGTCTGGCCGCCAAGTCTTCCGCAAAGACCAACGGTGGGAGGATACCAAGAGCGTTTTGCCGAAACCGTATTGCGAACTGCCATGGACGTTGGCGTAGCAAAAACGAGGCGCCGATATACAGCCGCTCCGAGGCAGTTCGAAGTCACGTTTCGTATCAATGTCGTTCAAGCTGAAACCCTGAAAGCATTTTTTGAAAATACGACTGCTGGTGGAGCATTGCCATTCAGCTGGATCCATCCGCGCCATGGGTCAGCAGGTGAGTTTCGCTTTGTGGAAGGTCCCAAGATCTCGGCGGTGACTGGGACACTGTTTTCTGCGGCCCTTAAGTTGGAGCAGCTTTCATGAGGAATATTTCTCCTGAAAGTCGAATTGCGGCTTACGCAGAGGCAACAGACAAGGTTTGGCTCGTTCTCTTGGAGATTAATGCTGCGGGTCTTGGTGCGCCAATCAGGATCGTCAATGACAACCAAGATGTCATTCATCTGGGTTGGACATTCATAGGATATCCATTCGAAATCGAGCTTCCTCCAGAAAGTCAGGACCGACCCATGATTGCTCGGATCCGGATCGATAACACGCAGCGATTGATCATCGATGAGGTGCGGAGCATCAGCGAGCCGCCAAGCGTGACGCTACGAGTCATTCTGGCCGATCAGCCGGACGTCGTCGAAGTCGAATATGCTGGCATGCGATTGCGCAATGTCACTTGGGATGTTGGCGAGATATCCGGTGACCTCGTTTATGAAGATATTCTATCCGAACCAGTCTGCGAACAAATGACACCGGCTCGCTTCCCCGGAGCATTTTGATGTCTCAATTGCCAGATTGGGTCACTTCTTATGTGGGGCTTCCTTTCAAGGAAGGGGGCCGCGATCGGTTTGGTCTTGATTGCTATGGGCTTCTGCGCCTCGTCATCAATGAACATTTTGGAGGCAGCGTCCCTGAATATGAGGGTATCGCCTACCAGCCTGGCGAAGACCGAGAACTGCTTGCCACTCTCATGGATGAACGTATTCGCCTCTGGCACCCAATCGCGCGGGGCGCTGAGCAGTCTGGTGACGGAATTCTGCTCAGAGTAATGGGTCGCCCAATTCATGTTGGTGTTGTCGTTGCGGCAGACATGATGCTTCACATCGAAAAGAACTGCGACAGTATCATCGAAAATTTCGGCAAAGGCTCACGCTGGGAGCGTCGCGTTCTTGGATTTTATCGCCATGCCGCTTGATGGTTTTCCAGCTGGTACGCAGATTTTCTGGACATTGGTCCCGCGCCCCTTCTCAAGTGAACGCGAGGAGCGATATTCCCCGTCGGGCTTGAGCCTTGCTCAAATGCTCATCGCATCTGATCTGCCCCAACATTATTGGCCATATCTACAAGTCTATGTCGACGACGAGGAGGTTCCTCGAGAGTGGTGGGCGCGAATTCGCCCCAAACCTCATGCACGTCTTTTTGTGCGCGTAAACGCTATGGGAGGTGGGGGTGGGGGCAAGAACCCTCTCGCCATCATCGGGGCCATTGCAGTCATTGCCTTTGCAGCTTGGGCAGCGCCGGCTCTCACGGCAGGCTTATTCGGCGTTGAAGTATCAGCGGTGAATGCGGCAGGCGTGTTCACGACGATGGGATTGACCAAGATCGCCATTGCAGGCGCCATAACCATGGTCGGTTCATTGCTCGTGAATGCAATTGCGCCAACCCCTCATCAGGCCTTGCGAAATTCTGATGCCGGACTCACGTCGCCCGCTTATTCAATTACTGGCACAACCAATCGTCTCAATCCCTATGGCCCCATTCCACGGGTCTATGGACGGCGCCAATTGTTCCCGATTTTGGCTGCTAAACCCTATACCGAGACGGTTGGAAATGAGCGCTACATGCGCTTGTTGCTGCTCGTCGGCTACGGCCCGCTCAAAATCGAAGACATTAGGATTGGGGCAACTCCAATCACGGCCTTTGACGGGGTTGAATATGAGGTTCGTGAGGGTTGGCCAGATGATGATCCAATCACGCTTTATACGAAGAAAATCGAAGAAGACAATCTCTCGATCAATCTAACAGCGGCAAGCGGATGGCGGATGATTTCTTCGCGCGCCCATGCACGAGAAATCAGTATCGATATTTCTTTTGATCGCGGCCTGGCGTTTTTCAATGATCAGGGCGGACGATCGGAGACTACGGTTGAATTTGATGCTGAGTATCGCTCCATCTCAGAAAACGAATGGAATGTGATCCCATGGAAATCGGGGGGTGATGCAGGGTTTGAGACGAATGGAAAAATAAAGATATCGGATTCGTCGTCCTCGC